GGCTTACTTCGGAGATGCTAAAGCTGGTCAGTTTAGTTATACATTTGATGATGCTAAAACTACCGCGCAGGAAATATGCCAAACTATTGCAAGCGCTATATTCTGCACAGTTTACCGAGAAGGTAACGACATTCGTTTATTCTTCGATAAACCTGCAACTGGTCCATCAATGGTGTTTACTCATCGGTCTAAGGTTGGACAGGAAAAATGGACTAGAACATTTGGAAGTGATGCAAAGGATTCGGTGGAGTTTAGTTATATTGATCCTGACACTAATATCAGAGAAACGATTTACATTCCTGAAGATGGTGGAATTAATCCAAACAAGATTGAATCAAAAGGTGTGCGCAACTATAAGCAAGCTTACTGGTTAGCGCATAGGGCAAGACAGCGTGATTTACTTAATCGTGTAGCAGTTGAGTTTACAGCCACTGAAGAAGGTATATACGTCGTATCAGGTGAAGCTGTAAGTGTTGTTAAGGGTTCTCGCGTTGCAACTTATGACGGGTATATCGTGGCACAAAACGGTTTAACGCTAACGCTATCTCAAGAGGTGGAATTTACTGATGGTGACGATCACTATATTCAACTTAAAAAGCGAAATGGTAAAGTTGAAGTCGTGCAGGTTATTGCTGGAATAAATGCCAGAACAGTTATGATGCTATCCTCACCAGTAGAAGCTATTTATACAGGTAATAGCGCATTAAAAACTGAGTTCAGTTTCGGTAATGAAGCAAGACATTTGGCGCAAATGATAGTACCGAGTACAATAGATCCACAACAGGATAAAACGGTCAAGATAACAGGTCGCAATTACCATCCTGATGTATACTTGTTCGATGGCGGAGATGTAATCGGTAGCGCGTTCAGTGACGGATTTAGTAATGGTTTTCAAATTTAATTAACGAGGTTATAACATGGCAGATTTACTAAACGTAGCTGATTTAGAAGCATCAAAGAAACATGATACATTTCACAGTGAAGCTATCACAGGTAAGGCTGGAGGAGTTGCTGGTGGTGCTGATATTGATTACGCAACTAACCAAGTTACAGGTCAGGTTCAGAAAACATTACCAAAACTGCTAGCTGATATTGATTGGTCTTATGTCGGATTGTTTGATGATGGGGTTGAATTTACTAAGCGCAGTGACTTTGCGGTTGATGCAGTTGGGATTCAGTGGGTTTATGTTGGAGTTTATCCGTTTACAGCTACTGCTGGAACAGTTCCAACTGAGCCAACTTACCAAGTGGTTCATGTTAGAGATCACAATTCAAACACTAACTTAAACGCTGTCGGTGGGCATGATGCTATTTACTCACGCAAATTTAATACAGTTGCAGATTTAGAAGCTGGTATCGACGCAACAGGTCAAACAATTGACATGGCACTGCTAACTGGTTTTGAGGTCATATGGTTAGGTTATTACGTTAAAGGCGATGGTGGGGGTAATAGCGGCATTGTTAAATCAGGCGTTCATACTGATGATGGTGGATCAATATTTAGCTTAGGTGCCAATTTGTATGTTGAATCTATTTTTAACTCAAGCGAGGTGAAGGTTGAGTATTTCGGGGTTGGGTCTGGACTTGCTCCGTCAATAAACGATCCAGCTAAGGCACGAGCATTGGAGTATGTCAGGCATGCTTTTGGTAAGACGTTGACAATAGGTGAGGGAGCCTTTCTATTCAATGAAAGCATAGACCTAAAAAATATACCATATGTCGGGTTTGTTGGTGCTGGTGTAGACAAAACAGTAATTAACTGCGGCGCAACACTTTCGGAACCATTTATAGATGTTGGTGAGCGAATAGGTAATATTAACAACTCATCTGTAAATTACGGGAAAGTAGGTAATTTTACTGTGAGGGTTTTTGGTGTACGCTCTGCAACTGGTGTGTCTTTCGCTAACTATAACAGAGGAAGGGTGTTAGACATTCGCATAATAGGTTTCGATGTTAACTATAAATTCGCATATAGCTGGTTAACAGTGGTCGGGAAAATAATATGTCAAGATCACCATGTTATCGGCTCGATTCACTATGGTGATCAGATTAACGCCGTTAGTGTTGAGAGCTTGTCAGCAACCAGTTCAATTGCCACGTCCAAAAACCATGTGTTTGAAGAGACTCTTTCGCTTAACATTGGAACTCTCACGTCAGAGGGTTCAGCAGTTGCCGCTTTGGAGTTTAAAGATATAAAAGGATTGACTATTGACAACTATCATCATGAGGGGGTTGGTGTTATACGCAATCAAGCAGGCGCTAACGCAATGATTGAGGCTGGTTCAATAGCTGTTGATAGTTGTAATATGTGGGGGGCTCCAGGGACAGTATTCTCAATAAACCCTTCGGGAGAGTATGGCTTATTATCTATAAAGGACACTACCCTTTATCTATATAATGCAGATATAGCAAATCTTAATATAAAGCTTGGTTGTAGAGATCTATCTATAAATAATTTCAGCGTTTCATCTTGGGATACAAAACTGCTTGTTGTGGGGTTAGAGGACTTACACACCTACATCACGACAAACTCTGTAAATATGGTTATAAACGGCGTGGACCCAAGAAAGCAGTATAACAGAAGGATTGTAGGTGTAGCCAATACACAAGTACCAACAACTTTCAAAGTCAAGGTGCAGACGAGTTATATTATGTATCTAACGCACAGAAATACGTCAACAAATAGAGCAGTAGCTAAATATCGACTAGATATATTCGACAGCCTACTCTCGCACGAAATAACCGAGCTAGAATCTAGCTTAGGATTTAACGATCCAACAGTTGTAAATGGATTTGTAAACTTTGTGTGCACATCGTCAACACCTGTTGACGTGACAATATATAAAATATAGTGCTTATAAATGTAATACACACTAGACAACAGATGTAATTCATCTATAACTTACGTTCACGGTTAAACACCAACACAAAGATGGTTCTCTACGAGCCGTCTTTTTCTTACGGCCACATCGCAACACGCATATTTTTTCGGCGTGTGGTGACTAAATATCGGCGATGATCAACATGAAATACGCACTAGGCAACAGAAGTAAATTAAACCTTATCAGCGTTAATGCTGATTTGGTTCGCGTTGTTAATCGAGCTATTGAGATAACAGAAGTAGATTTTACTGTTATCGAAGGATTGCGCACAAAGGAAAGGCAGGCGCAATTATTCGCAACTGGTAACACGCGTACAATGAACAGCAGGCACATTGTCGGCCAAGCTGTTGACGTTGTACCGTATCCAGTTGATTGGAATGATACAGCTAGATTCAGGCTGGTTGCTAAGGCAATGAAGCAAGCAGCAAAAGAACTTGATGTTAAATTAACTTGGGGTGGCGATTGGAAGTCATTTGTTGATATGCCACACTATCAAATCGAGGTGTAACATGTGGGATAAATTAGCGGCAATATTTGGCTTTAGTGGTGTAGCCGATTCAGCGTTAAAAATATTAGATAAACTTGCAGGGACAGATTGGACGGCAAAAGAAAAGGCGCAGTATGTGCTAGACTACCAAAATGCAACTAAGCATCAAAGCCCTGCAAGGCGTTTTATTGCTATGAGCATAATGGTTGTTTGGGTGATACTGATTCTATCTTGGCTAGCTGGATCAATGATTGGTCGATTCTATCTTGACGGTACGCTAAATGCCGGTACTGTATTTGCTGCTGATGTATCCGCATTTATTGCGCTAAACATTACGGACCCGTTTAATATTATCCTGGCGTTTTACTTTACCACTCAAATACTGAACGGGCTCAAGAAATAGTGTTACAATTAACTAGCCAATAAGGGCGTTGTTATGGAGTATCTATATTTATGGGAAGCGCTGATCAAAAACCTCGCACGAAACAGCGAAGCACTACTAAGCCAAAACGTAAGTAACTTTGGCTTTATGGCTGCTTACTTAGTGGCTATTAAATTCGCAAATACAAGACAGTTAAGGCTGTCTTTTTTGTGCCTTATATCCTGCCTGATAGTTTCTAGGTCACTAATTTACGACTTAATCAACGGTTGGCAATTGCACCTTATTTATTCAATTATTTATCTGTTTGCTGTACCATTAACGGATAAACTTAAAACAATGCTGGCGTTGTTTTTAATGGCTTTGTTTAATGGATTAATGATATGGGACGCTTACAACTATGCAACGACTGAAACATGGCTGTATGGCAATTACGAATGTATTACCGCATGTGTCCATGTTGTTATTATTTGCACAGGTGTTAACTGGCGAAACCTTATCGCAAAGCTTGACGATTCCGTTATCCATATACGCTATTTCATTACTAATACAAGCTGTTTTTTGCATAGTGGAGTGTTACTACGCTACAATAAAGAAACAGAAAATTGCGAGAAACGTTCACAATGACAGAAGAAAGTGATGTTCGTGTATTAGCTCAAAGGGTTCAATACTTACAGAATGAGTTTATAGCTGTTCGTGATGACTTCAAGACTAGCCACGAAAAGCTAAACGTGACTATGGAGAAGCTCGCCATTAACATTAATCGTTTGGTTGAGTGCGATATTAAGCGAGATGAACGCGACCGATCAAGAGAACAGCGTGAGAGTGACTACGGCGCCAGGTTGGTATCACTTGAGGCCGACACTCTAAAGCTTAAATTGTATGTAGCTGCTGATGAGCCAATACGACAAGGAAGAGAGTGGATGATTAGAAGTGTTATTGGGATTATTGTTGCCGGTTTATTTTATGCTGCATTCACCGTTAACAAGGGATAAAAAAGCCCCACATAGTGAGGCTAAAAGAGCAATGGAACGTGCTTGCGGACAGCATGCAAAGCAATTGTTACATAGTTAGTTTTATTCTGCAATGCCCTCGTGAATATTTCCAATTACTTCACAATCAATACCATGACTAATATTGAAGCCGCACGCTTCATCAATCCACTTAACATCTTTTGGATCGTAGAAATGAACATCACCAGTACAGCTTGTATACTTTATTTTTAAAATATCACCCTCAAATATCTTTGTGCCGTTTTTATCCAGCAATCCAGTGAATTGCATTACCTTGGTGTATTGGTCATCAGTTTCTGCAAATCTAAAAATTTGCTCTATTGTGTATTCACCAATATTAGGCATGTAATACATTTTCTTCGATGTTGCATCAAAAAGTCTAAACTCTAATTTTCTCATCATACTGTCCTATTTAAAAATTCTTCAACTACATCGTGCGCGACTATCATGCTAGCGTAAATATTGTGAGACATAATCATCCACGCATCAGCAAAGGCAGCATCATCAAGGTTGTTATATTTTAACCCTGCTATCGCCTCAACATCTCTATGGTCGATATTCATCGGCGTTTTGGTATTTCTATTAAATGCTTCTTTTCAACATACTGCACTTCGTCATTGTTATTGCGAAGTGCTACGTTGAAGCTATTTTCTGACAAAGACTTGTAAGGCTTGCCAACTGTAAAATTACGCATAGGTCCGTTTATTTCCCACATGACTCACCCCTTGCTTTGGCTAGCAGCGCTTCGACCTCGATAGTGTCAGAATCATTTAGCATATCAAACTCTAAAAGCGACTTTATAAACTCATACATTTCTGGTGCTGCTGCGATTAGGTGTGCGTTAGCCTTTGCTTTTGGGTTGTTTGTGCAATCACGGTTGTCCGTGTCTGTGTCTGTGGATACTCCTATGCACAGGTACTCATCATGCCTTATGTTAGTAAAACTGTCACCGATATACACTTCGATTGATCCAGCTGAATTTTCACATACTTTCCAAGGCCCTTTAGTAAACTTTTCCATACTAAAAAGCCTCTTTAATAGCGTCTAGCGCTTTGTTAATTGCATGGCATTCATCTTCGCTGATGTTTGCCTCGAATCGATACGACTTCTTACCTTGGCTGGCGATTGAGCCTAAACGGAAACTATTCACACCAGTTTCACGCACCAGGTGAGTCATCTTAACTCCTGCTGCACATGCATTGCGTACACGCTCAGTTGTATCTTTGTATAACTGCGAATCTTTCATGGTTTACCCTAAATTATTACCGACACAGAAATCATATATAAAAAATAAGTTGATAGCAATATAAATATAGTTAATTAATTATTTATATTGCTAACTGGTTTCAGCATGTAATCATTCTATTGTTACGCTACCCTCCAATACGGTAACTTTGAATTTTTCAGCAAGTATCATTAAATCTCTAATATATATATCAATTTCTAAAACAGCAAGCTGCACATAGTATTCGTCATATTGTTTTCTTTGAACTAGAAGTCTTTCATCGACATAGTTTTCAAGTAATCTTTTTTGATCGCCTTCAATAATCCCCAGACCATCTAAGTTAATTTTAACTTTCATAAATCCACCTTAAAAAAATGAGTAAAGTTTGTTTAGTATTTGTTCATCAGTCGTGTTATTGAATACGTTTTTAATCGCCGCGTTAATCAATGCAGAATATACCGCCTCAAATTCTTCTTGCTTCATATTGCCATAAGCCAGTGAGCGAGCCTCTACGCGCAAACCACCGTCAATTGATATGGTTGTATCAAAATATCCAGCAAGTACTGTCAGATGCTTTCTAAATGTGTTTAACTGCGCGTATTCGTCCATGTTTTCAAGTCCAGCTTGATTAGCTGACCAATATTGAAAGCAGAACCCAAAGAATCCGAAAACCATACGGTGAAACTTTGGATTTCTGGTTAACTTAATCTCAACGGTGTACTGCTCGCCATTCTTGAAGCGTTTTATCCTATCCGCTTCAAGGTCGGATGCTGGCGTATAACCGTCAGCATGTTTTATCATTTCGATCTTCATTGTTGATCGGCTTTAAAAACAAATAAGCGCTCAATACCTTTCTTTGTCGAATTAGTATTTAGTCCTGATTGGATCTCTTTCGACCAAATGCATTCGAAATCATCTGGAGCATTATATTCGCTAACAAACACTTTATGCCCTTCAGCAACTTTATCGCGGCACCATTGCCAAAATTCATCATGGTTAAAATCATCTTTGTATTTTGTTGTGCCTGCGTATGGTGGATCGCAATAGATGATACTGTTAGGTGGAATGTCTAAATCTGAATATGATTTACCAACCAACTTCACACCAGCAACCTGCAGCTTAGCCTTTTCTGCGGCGCGATAGCTTTCCCCTATTCTATCCCTACCAACGCAAACCTTGTCGTTTGAGTTGCCTATGAATCCGCCAAACCATTTAGCAGAATATGTAAAACAAAACCCAACTAGGCCAACAATCCAAGGATCGTATTTATCAATATTATTTTTAACATCATTATAGAAATTCAAATCTATTCCTACTGGCAAGGTAACACCTGCCTGCATCGCAGCCAAAAACTCAATTAGATAATAATTGCTATCAGCCCCAATCCGACTCCCATCAACCTTATCAATCATATTTGCACCGCCTACAAACGGCTCAACATACCATTGACCTTCTTTGCGGTCTTTTAATATTATCGGCAAAATATACTTTGCAATTCTAGCTTTACTACCCATGTATTTCATTTTAAGCTCCAATTTTATTAATTTTAAAAGCACGACTAGCCATAGCAAACACATCGCTTACTTCTTCCGACTTGCTTCTAGCCTCTACTGAATTACCGTTACATAATGCACAGCATCTAGTTTCAGTGAATTTAATCGTTGATCCACACTTGCAAGATTTACCATGATATGTCTTGTTACCTTTTAGCTTAGCTAGCTTAATCAGTGACATTCCTTTTTTACTTCCGTGACCTGTCATCGTTTAGATTCCTTTAAGTGTTTTAAGTATTCAGCATTTTTAGCAACCCAATGACGAGTTTTGTTATCGCGATCAATGCTATTAATTCTTCCATATTCTCTAGAGCGCTTTCTATGGCACTCAACGCAATGATACCGATCACATACCATTCTTAACTTACTTCCACACGTATTACATGGAGTACCTAAAAACGTACTATGTCCGCACTGAATAGCTAAATCTCGTAACATTGCATTACTCATGCTGCTGCCCTTTATTCCGGTTTAAGTACGGTCTTTGATTTAATCCAAACCTGACCAGTTTCATCTACTATCGCGCCTGCATCCGATAGCCTGTGAAGCTGAAACGCTTTAACCTCGTGATACTTGGCTGCTGCATAGGTTGATTTGTGTTGCGATAAATACTGTTTAATTGGTTTCATATCTTCTCTAATACCATAAAATAGCTGTGGAAAATTCTAGCGTGTTTTTGAACTTTCTTTTTTGTTCCTTCCTGTTGTGGAATTGGCATCCTTGATTTTACAGGCAAAATGAAAAGGTCTTTAAGCCTAAACAAACCCTCCGCCCACCTTATAACGTTAAGATGTGTGCAATGCATTTTGTGGTTGTGTATTATGTCTTGGCACTTAAAAACCATTATTCCTTTTTTACTTAGGACCCGGTTGGCTTCAGTTAATGTTTCCCGGTAATGTTTTTCTAATTCATCATAGCGCCAGTATCCACCAAACCTTTTAGCCATAATCATATTACCGTTACCTTCCCGGGCTGCTCTGACATACGTTAAAAATGGAGGGTCAAATACTAAGCTATTTATTTGATTGTCATTCAAAGGTAGGTTATCGCTTGAGCATTCAACCACGCCATCAACTTGTGGCGATATGTCAAACTTAAATAACGGCTCTTGAATGCTGCTGTAAAACTTACCGTTGCCATAGGTAACATCAGCGTCAAATCGTTCAATATCACAAAGAGCCATAATTGATTTTAGTATCTCATCTTGTTCGTAATATACGCTTCTAATCATCTTTCTAAGCTCCCATTTTGTTTCGATAACTAATCATATCAAATCTGTGACTATAGTCAACACTTATTTGTGATTAATTACCAACCATCACCAGTTATTAAGTTAATCAAATCTATCTTTGGCCTTTGACCTACGATTGGTGCAACACCTTTCATAAGCGCAAACATTTCCTCAACATCAATCTTAACCATGCTTTCTGATATAACATCGATTATGTCGTCCATTTTAAAACCATTAACGTCTGCCATTATTTAACCTCTAATAATAACGTTTAACATCAAAGACATTTTCAACATCAGTATAGTACTTAACTGTATACTGATGTTTGTCTGATGGCTGTTGAGTTCCAATGCCATTACTTTGAATTTTGTATATTTCAGCATCGTATTTAGACTCAAAGTCCTCTTTGACTAATTGTTCTTGAGTATGGTTGAGCTCATTTGGTATTAACACCTTATCGCAAGTTTCACGTATAATATTACGAGCCTTACCAATCTCAGCATGCTGGTAATATTCCATTTCACCTTTAACCTCAGATAATCCGGTGATTAGCAAACCGAGCTCTTTGGGTGACATGTTAATTTCTAGAACCCTATCACTTGAATGATGATCTTTAACTTCAAGCCTTATCTTGCCTTGGCTACTTCGTGATAGCGATATGCTTGCCACACTTTTAATCTTATTCATTATCTCTTAACTCCAATTTTGTTAACCAAGTCCGTCATGAATGTTGGCTTGTCGTTTTTCTTGCTGCGGTCCATTTCTATCATGCCTGCAAGATGGCTTGGCAATGCCTCAAGAGGTGTGCTCTCAAAGTTCTTGTAAGCCTCTATGAACTCTTTGCGTTTCCATTGAAGCTTGTCTGTATCTGTGTGACAAAGGTCGCGCCATGAGCCTAACGATTGCGCTGCGGCTAATGCTTGAAGGTCATCAAGTTTGAGCGAACCATACGCACCGACTGAGCCCATCTTTTTCTCTATTGTCATCCATGCAAGTTCAGCTCGTGATTCAATAGATGGCTTATCAGATTCAAGTTTTCTTACTATGTCTGCAGGTTTTGGAAAAAACGTTCCGTACTCCGGGCAAACTAAATGTGCGCTAAATGCTGCAGCTAATTCATTAATACCGTACTTCTGCAGTGAGTTAAAATAAATGTCCATAAGCGGATCACTTATCTTTCTATTGTAAGTCTCTCCAGCGCCAAGCATTAACATGTGAAATCTTTTCTTGTCAGTGTTTATCATTTGTCTGCCCATCCTTTTGTGTTTTCCAAGTTTTGTTGAGTTATTGCTGAGTATCCATTTGTAGAATTTTTAGGTTTCATCCATTCAGCCTTAAATGATTTCCAGCCTCTTGTCTCCCATTCAGTTAAAATCTCATCGTATGAGTACCCAATATCAACTGCAGTGTTAAATTCTTTTGCTAGACCGTTGATCACCCTTTGAGTTAGGGTGCCACCTTTTGACTTCTTTCTGATTCGCTTTAACTCGGCAAGCTCACCGCCTGACATTTGCAAAGCAGAATAATCGACCGTGACAACGGGAGTGCTATCTTTATCTTTTAAATTGGTTAATGGTTCTTGGTTAATGGTTAATGGTTTATGGTTATTGTTTAGTTGCTCACCTGTTGTGGTTGTGTTCAACACCTGTTCAACACCTGCTGCTTCAATGGAAGCCTTGGCCTGTCTAGCTTTAGCCGATGCTTTTCCAGCTTTACTTTTATTTTTCGAGTTAGATTTGTATTTTTTAATTTCTAAATCAATTCTTTTTTGTCTAAAAACATTTTCATCAAGTGTAAAAAACTTCGTTAAAACGTACTCAACAGATTGCTTGTATTCTGCAAGACCTATCTCACGAGCTACATCATCAATACAGCCCGTTATCGGCTGCTCACTAAGATAATATAAGTCTAGTAATCTTCTATAAGCTAGATCTTCCATTGGTGACAGCCTGCTAGTGTGGCTAGCATAGTCGCCTATATTGAAAGAGTAATAATGCATTGTTATAATGACCCCCGAGATGTGTTTAAATCGCCTAGTTAGCCGCTAGGCTTTTTTATTTAACGTTTACCAAATAAACCCTATGACCGTTATCGTCACGACCTTGAGTAATAAGCCCTGCTCCCTCAAGTCTTTTCGCTGTAGCTGTAAGCTGAGTTTTATCAATGTTCATAAAAGATGATAGCTGCTCTCTATTTGCCGACGGCTTTTCAATCATTGCTATCATTGCAAGCTTTGAGCTTGGGCTAATCCTTAATTTCATTACTTCCAATTGCTGACAGTTCATAAGTTTTCCTTGTTGTGTTTGATATTAGTTATTATACATCACTAGATATTAATGACAACAGATAGTTTGATTTATTTCAGATAGGTAATAGGAGTGCGCAAAATTTCCACTTCGTCTGGCGTGTGGATAATCACACCTCAAATAACAGGCAAAAAAATGCCCTCATGTGAGGGCTATTTAATTAGATGAATTGTTTAAGCTTTATATCGTAAGTATGAACCTTACCACCTGAGCAGCTATCGCGAGTCATAGCGTACTCAACAGCCTCGTGTGATGACTTGCCAAAGTCCATGGCTGATAGTGCGAATTCCCAGCCAGATCCTATAGCATCGCCGTGCTCTCTCAGGTCTTTCCACATTAAAGTGTCTTCGCTAACGCCACATCGGTAAACCTTTTCTTCATCGACAACAAGTGCCGTTACTTCTGGTATTACATCTGATTTTGCGCCAAAGTACATGCTGATAAACAACTCTTGATCGCATGGTGAGCCAGCTAGAAAGAACACAACTCCATCTCGTGAGATCCACTTTTCACATGATTCAGACATAATAACATTGCTTCTAGTAGATCGGCTATCGCATGATATCTTCTTGCTTTCGTGATGGTACGCTATGGTGGTCATATTTATCCTTATCTGTTTGTCGTCTAGGTAATTCGTTTAGCGGTGTATCTTGGCATCTAATACACCATCTTGACCAATATGGCTGATCTGGCTTGAATCTTTCTTGGTCCTTATTTTCTGCGCACCGATAGCACCTCAACATTTACCTTCTAGTTCATTAACTATTAATTGACTAAAACCACAAATATCAGTCCACGAGTCAACGTATGTTGGATCACCGTTTAACACTCTGCCTATTTTATGCTGAATCATTTCTAACGCTTCCTTCTGGCTATCGGTTAAACGCTCCCATCCATCGGTAGAGCGCATAACCGTTTTGAGCTGTTGCATTATGCTAGCACCATCTTTAAACGCGCCATATCGATTGCCACGCTCAGTTAATACTTTATCAATACTCATACTGGCTCCTTAAAAATTTTAAATGTATGCGTTCCGCTTTTTGTGATCGATGCATAAACGACATATGTTTTAATAAATACAGTTACATGACAATAATGGCGATGGTTATTAGTGCTAGATATAAACCCTTTTGCAATAACTGCGTTGACATACTCAATTGCCTTTGGATAACTAATTTCAGATTCATCAAATTTAATTATTAATTTCATACCATCACCACCGTAATTGTTTTTAAACATCTAACCTTGTAATTGCCTAGCGCACCTTGAAAGGTATGCTGCTCAACATGCGGGAATAAAGCCTCATGCTTCATGCCGAATAGTTGCGCCTCTTGAGCTTGTTTAGCGCTCATGTTATCGCGTATTACTTTAATTGCTTTTTTCATTCCATTGCCTCAACTTTAACAATGACGTTGCCGCCTTTAATTTTTTCGCCTTTGATAACCGTTAGCCTGTGAATCTGCGAATCATCAGCATAAAAGTTAGCGTTTGATAGTGCGTCTAAAACGCCTTTAGCTCGATTATCTACATCGTATCTAGCCAGTGTAGGCGGGTTAAGCGTTAGTGTTACCGATAGCTTTACGCTTTCGCTAATCATCTCATTGCGCAAATCGATTGATTCTAAATGCAACTCCATGTCTTTAGCGTACTGGCGAGCTTTTGCTCCCTTGATAATTCTAACTGATTTACCAATTCTTACTGGTTGATGGTAGTGGTTTAAAGTAGGAGGCCACGGCATAGTAAAGTTATACATTATTTCACCTCAATTAAACCGCTATCAATCCAAACCTGCTGAGTCTCGCCTAGCGCGCGAATAATATCCGCAGCGTAGAAGCCTTTAACCTTTGCGTCTATTTCGCTGTGACAGCTTGAGCATCCAAACACAGCCATGTTATCACCTGACTTAGTACCGAATCCTGAGTTAGCGCCAACATGGCATAGCACGGTTGTTTCTGGATTAAAGTTGCAAATGCCGGTTAGGCGCAATGTGCAATCTTGACCTCTTGCTGAGTCGCGTAGTTTTTTACTTTTTATTTTCATAATCTTCTAAATCCTGTTCGAGTTCATTTGTCAGTTCGTTGATTGAAACTATTTTAAGCACCAGAACAAAGCAGATAAACCATATCGATAAGCCTAGTCCGAAGTATTGGTATGCGTTCATTTAAACCTCCATATTAGCTATTAGAGCTAGATAGTCATGCTCGATTGAATTGTAGATATCAGGACACTTTAGAAGGTCTGACAGGTCTATTGTTTCATTACCAATGAATACATAAAGCAATTCTATTGCGCCATCTTCGTCAATGGATACTTCACCAGGTTTGGTGACTCCGTGAATTTCTATGTCTAGCTGATACATTATTTTATTTTCTCATTAAGTATTGACTACGTATTAAATATACGTAATACTTAACTCGAAATCAAGACTTAAAGGAAAATAAAATGGAAAAGAGAGAGGTTAAACGGCCAGTAACCATCGTGCTTAAACCTAGTATTAAGAAGATGGCAGAAAAACTGGCTAAGAAGCATGGCGTGTCACTTTCTGAATTAATGGCGTCATGCTTGGTAGTTGCAAACAATGAGAGCGACCTTGTTAACGAATCGATAGCTAAAGGCGAATTAACAAAGCTTGAGGCTGAAATTAAATTTCGTGAGTTCTGGGGGTTATAATGGCTATTCCAGTAATGATTTTAGGTGAAAGCGGCAGCGGTAAGACTCGCTCTCTTAAAAACCTAAACCCAAAAGAAGTTATTTTGATTCAGCCAATCAAGAAGCCGTTACCTTTTAAGGCGCTTGGGTGGGATAAGTTCGACGGTAAAACTAAAACTGGCTCAGTATTGCGCACCGATGATTATGCCGTAATTAAGTCTGTATGCCTTAATGCGCACAAAAAAGGTGTTAAGTATATCGTTATAGATGATGCTCAATACATTATGCTTAATGAGTCACTGAGGCGGGTTGAGGAGACGGGCTTTAAAAAGTTTGTTGATTTTGCCAAAAACTATGTAGATTTGATAACTTCAATTGCTAATTGTGATAGCGACATAATTGTCTACTTCATGACGCACACGGAAGAAAGTGAAACAGGAAGAATAACAGCAAAGACAGTTGGTAAAATGATAAGTCAGCAAGTTTGTCTTGAGGGGTTATTTAGCATAGTTCTAAGGTGCTTCGCTTCCGATGGTAGGCACTACTTTACCACTAAGACTAGCGGGGTTGACTGCGTTAAAACTCCAGAGGAAATGTTTGAAGCAGATCAAATAGATAATGATCTTCTTCAAGTTGGCAATTGCATAAATAATTATTACGGTATATCTTGACACTGCGATGCCTCTTTGGTAAATTAAAGTTCACTAAGGAGGCGTTATGCGAAAGAATGATATTAGAGAGTATCGAATCTGGAAGGCTATGAAATCAAGATGCAATGCTCCATGCCTTAACCATTTAAGCTATCAAAGTAATGGGATTAAAGTTTGCGATAGGTGGTCAGGAAGCTTTGATTTATTCCTTGATGACATGGGTTCGTCACCAAGTGACGAGCACAGCATTGAAAGAATTAATAACGATGGAGATTACGAGCCAGGAAATTGCAAGTGGGCAACAAAGTCAGAGCAAAGTAAAAATAGAGGCAGCTTTAACAAGGTCTTTACCCACGAAGGTGAGTCGCTTGTTTTGAAAGATTGGGCAAGAAAATTTGGCATTAAATACACAACGCTTTACCAGCGAATATATAGAAGCGGTATTAGCTTTGAAGATGCTATTTGTGAAGATCCATTTTCTAGAATATTTACTATTAATGGGGAAAGTAGAACGTCAACCGAGTGGTGCAGGCTTATAGGTATTAAGCCGCAAATTATAATAGATAGGGCGCGACGTGGCGCAAATCAATTAGAAGCATTAACCAAAGAAATCAATAATTATTACGGAGTTTAATCAATGTCAAATTCAATGTTCGCTTATAACCAAAACGAAGCAGTTGCAGCCGGTGTTAGTAACTACGTTGCAGATTCAGGCGCGTATCAGGGCCGCATCTTGTCAGTGGAATGGACAGTTGCAAAAACAAGCACTAAAGGCGTAGAGATTACATTCGAAACTGCGGAAGGTTTAAAGGCTAACTACCTGTCTTTGTGGTATGAAAAAGCAGACGGCACGCAACTGTCAGGCGCTAAAATGCTTAACGCTATCATGGGTTGCACCAAGGTGACTAACTTATCATCAAAAGGCGTTAATCAGCCTGATAGCTCAACTAAGTATTTTTGCCCTGAGCTGGAAAATAAATCAATTGGCTTGGTTCTTCAAAAGGTTTTGTACACCAAGAATGATGGCCAAGACGGTTATAAGTTTGAGATTCGCATCCCGTTCATTCCGCAGACAGGCAAAACGCTTGCTGAGCAACTAGGAAATAAAGACGCGCTAACTATCAATAATATTTTAAAATCGTTAACTGATAAAGACGATCGCCAGCAAGGTGGTCAACAGCAATCATCATCTAATCAAGATCAACCGATTAATTTTGGCAATGATGGTTTCGGTGATGATTGGGTTTAATAATTAACTAATAATCGCCATGGCTTACATAGCATGGCATTAATAAAATAAAGGACAGCACAATGAACGAAGTAACTATTTTTACCGATATAACCACGGAACACGCATTGCTAGCTATTGAAGAAGATGCGAAAACATATACCGGTTTATACGTTGATATGAATGAAGCCAAAGGCCGTAAATTCGTCAAAGAGTCAGCAGCTAACATTGGTGACATTCTAAAGCGATTAGATCGATCTCGTATCGACAAGGCTAAAGACTTTAAAACTAAAGTTGATCAAGAAGCCGCAGCAATTCGTTTTCGCCTTGAAGAAGCCAATAAGCCGTTCACTTTGTTAATTGAAGAATATAACGCAGAACGTAAAAAAGTATTAGATGCTGAAAACGCCAGAAAGAAAGCAATCGAAGATCAAGCTGCAATCGATTCAGATTATGAAATAGCTGAGTTATTGATGGGTAAGTATTTCGATGATAAAGCCAAAGCTGAACAGGCTCGCATTGCATACGAAGAAAACCTTAAGCGTGAAGCCGCAGAGCAAGCTGTAGCAGATGCGAAGTTATTAGCCGAGCAGTTAGCACAAAAAGCGATTCAAGATAAGCAGGACGCAATTAACGAAGCCGCACGACTTGAAGCGGCTAGAGTTGCGCAGGAAGCAAAGTATAAGCAGGATGCTATTGATGCTGAAAATAGACGCTTAGCAGATATTGAAGCGACAAAACAGGCTGAGATATTGCGCCAGCAGAAAGCTATTGATGACGATTTGGCAGAAAAAGCCAGACTAGCAGCTAGCCAGGAGCACGTTGCAACGGTTCATCGAAACATGAAAGCGGTTTATATCGCTGCCGGTTTCCCTGAAGGATTAGCTGAGGTAGCTGTAAAGCTGCTAGTTAAAAACAAAGTCCCAAACACAACATTCAACTACTAATGAAATTGCGGTGTAATGCCGCCAAAGGAAATCAAAATGATTAAGAATATTATCGCGTACACATTCAATAAGCCGTTCAGCACTTCACAAGCTGATTTAGAATTAGCGCTTAGCGACTTAGAGTTTTCACCATGCGGAAGCCAAGACATCAGCAAGTTTGGATTTACTAGCGCATTAGGCAATAAAGGCGGCTGGTTAGCGCATGAATATAACGGTCGACTTATGGTGTGCGCTACCAAGGAAAGTAAGATATTACCTAGCCAAGTTATTAAGTCTGAATTAGATAGCAAAGTAAGCGCAATTGAATTGACAGAAGGTCGCAAGGTAACGAAAAAGGAAAAGGATTCATTAAAAGATGAAATCATCACAACGTTATTACCTCGCGCATTCACTAAGCAGTCACAGACACGCGCCTTAATCCTGCCTGAGCTTAATATGATATTGGTTGATA